AGCCGAACAACAATATAGTCCACACCAATATCGTAACCTTCAGGGATTCGTGCCACTTCTTCAAATCCCATTTTGAGGTCAAACTTATGTGCAGCCTCGTTGTTAGCTGGGATAAGCCCAAAGATATAGCGTCTGTTGCATACCACATGGATGTGATGAGCAACTTCACGGAAAAGACCACGGCGAATGCAAATAGGATTGTCGATAGCAAAATGGGTCTGGCAACCGCTAGGAGTCCAGCTATCCATGACCACCACACCCGCGATATTGCCTGTTGTATTCTCATACGCCACAATCCCCTGAGTGTCCTTAACCTGCATAGGGTGTGCTCTTTTCAGAACCCACTGCCATTCTACCTCAGAATCCATTGGCTTGAATGCTATCATTACAGGTAGCCTCCTGTGTTAAACAGCACATCCCAAGACACAATGTTAATACGAGTGCTGGAGTTGCCAGTAATAGCTACTGCAAACGTCCTCCCCATGCCCAGAGCACCCTGCGGAAAAGATTTACCCTCTAATGTAAAGTCCCACAATGTTAAATCCCACACGGCTGAGTCCCATACGTTGTCTCCGGTTGGAGATACCGCAACAGGAGGCTGAACCTCTGTCTGCACAGCATAGTCATAGACCGCTTTTACATTTAATGCCGCAACTCCCGCCAAAACACCCACAGTGCGAATAATACCAACACGATTGTAATTTGCGTGACCCGCTGGAGCCTGGAAACTGGTTAGTGTACGGAAGTTAATCGGTTCCCCTGTCTCAGTCAGCGTCTGGTTGTCCAGTGTGCCGCTATTGACATAAACTTTGCCGTCAGGCCCACCCATGAAATAATCGCCATTCCAGCTATCAGCACCAAATATGGGTACGCCTTCCCAGAAACCCCATGCCATTGTCTGCAAATTCATATTGTATTGCAGGTAAGGATTTGAGGTGGGTCGAGGCGTGACTATCTGCAAAAACCCGTCAGCAGGATGTGTAGTCAACTGCCACTCACTACTGTTCTTGCCCAGCTCTACATCAGGGCGCAAGAAACGATTAACTTTCTTTGATGGCGCTGCTTGACCCAAAACATCGCCTCGCAGAAGCCCGTTTAAGGATGTTATGCCGTAAGTAGATAATATGTACAGGTCAGGCCCATAGGTGGTGGCGATCCTGCGTGATTCAGGCGTCTCACCGATAAACCACGCACCTCGCGTACTCCACGGGCCAATTGCTGAACCTGATGGCGTGATTTCTGGGTCTTCACCCTGATATACAATGACATCGCCGCCTCTGGAGACAGCGACCAGCATATCGTCTACGCCATTACCACCGTCAACCGTCCAATTCCACAACCCGACAAGGTTTCCACCGTGCGGCATCTTGGAACCAAACGTAAATTTCTTTAATTCACCTGTTACAGACGCTAGCGGCAGATACCATGCGTCATCATCATCCTCCAGAATGACCCATATCCGCTGCTTGTGTACCATGACAAACGCCACGTTATCCACAGGGAAAGCAATAGGTGTTGACCCGTCAGTGTCTAGGTAGTGCCAATCAGTTGCTGCGGTGCCTGAAGGCGGTTGCGCCCAAGTATCTGTTGCTTCTTCATACTGCCAAATGCCGTTCAATCCGTCTGCGTAGAACAGGTAGTGTCCTCGCAATCCATCGCCAGCAGCATCGCCAGTAAACTCTGTCCAAACACCAAACCCAGCAGGATTCGATATTTGAGCAAATGTAACCTCTTGCACAGGAGCAATGGTGTTTTGCAACGTAACATCCCAAATGCCTTCCGCTGTGACAGCAAATAATCGGTCATTAGACACATCCTGTATATTTGATTCAAACGGGATAATGCTGTTCACGTTACTATTGGGTGCGCGAGGCGGGTCTTCAACACAACCCGTTGCCCACTCCTGGTAGCCTTTTCGCAGTCTCAGTCCGTACTCACTAGGCATCAGGTTAGTCGTATAAATACAATCCGTAGGCGGCATTAGCATCAAGCCATCAACCGCGTTAACACCCCCAGTACTAGCGGGAAATGTGAACGAGGTGATAGTCGGCGGTGTGGGTTGCCCGTATCGCCCCAGCGTTCTTTGACGGCTATAGCCCAAAGTTGGTGTCTCCCGTATTGCCGTAAGGTGTCAAATAGGGAAATCCTCTAGTGCTGTTAGACGCACTCAGCACTGGAGCACCTTCACTCTTGCCAATTCGACTGTCCAGCATAGTGTCAAACTCAAGTGCCGCTGCGGAGGCATCAAATCCTTTGGCTTGAAGGAATTTCAGCTTTAAAAATTTGATGGTCAGTTGCGGATCAAGAACACACACATCACTGCCAGCACCCACATCGTCCCGATTAGGCACCGTTTGTCCCTGCTCCATCAACCAGTTGCGGCTGATGTATTCAAACGTAATCAGCATATCTTCAGGTGCGGGTTGAGGGTAAATGTCTATCTTCCCGTCTACCTGTCTAAACGATGCGTATATCGTCTGTGATACAAGGTCGCGGCCTGCTAGATACGTCCAATCCTGTGCAGACAGAGGGCCACCAATAGCAACACGGTTTTTCCTGTCCCAACCCGTCTGGTCAATCATGTAGTTGAAGTCATCAGGCAGGTCATACGACCCAGATGTGCCGTCATTAGCAGGATTGGTGTTGATTTGATAGGGACGGACAAGCACTTGCCACGGATGTAGCTCACACAATTCCTGACCCGCCCCCGTCAGCAATCCAACCATTTGGATAAATGCTTCATCTTGGTCATTTACTGGACTGGCAGACGGGAGCAAGCCAACCTCTAAGGCGGCTCGGTTGATAATTACATCAACGGTCAGGTATCGCGCCATACATTACTCCGCTGCTTTAGCAGCTTCCATTTCAGCTTTAGTGCGCCGCTTACGAGGTGCTTTTTCTACTTCAGGCTCCTCCACGGCATCTGGTACTGGAGTTTCAGACATTTGAGCAACCAAGGCATCGTACTTGGCTTGCATATCAGCCAATGCCGCAGCCGTTGCGTCACTCTTTGTGTCTTCGAGGTATTTGGTGGCTTTCTGCTTGAGAAAGTTGATACCCATCACGTTTTGAGCGTTGGCATCACTGACAGCAGCCAGTTGCTCTACCGTGCGGATATTCAAATACTTCAATTCCTCGCACTGAGAACGTGAAATACCTGCCCACTCATCCAACAACGTACCTTCAACGCCTTCCTGATCCTCCCGCGCTTCAAACTTGCGGTAGTGCTCAGCAAAACGCTGTTTATCCATCTTTGTCGCTGGACGTATAACGATAGAATCCTTGTTTCCAGGTGTCATAATCTGGATATAAGGAACTTCCTCAAAGATTGGCCTGCCAGCCTCTGCACTCTTGGCGGCATTTTGTTTGGGATGCTTGTAGAACTTCACCAGCAATGTTTCATCACCGTGAAAGCGACTGTTATTCATCGCCAAGTCCGTTATTCCATGCTCTGCTTCTTGCATGATTTTAGCCCTTTTTAGTGTATACTATGTTTATGAAGCAGATAACCCAAGCTAGACTCAAGCACCTTCTTCGTTATGACCCCACTACGGGAGTCTTTACCCACATCAACGCCAGAAGCGGCGTTACTGTAGGATTTGAGGCAGGAACCATTAGAAATGGCTACCGTCAAATTAAGTTGGATGGGAAAAGTTACTCTGCCCACCGACTTGCTTTTTTGTACATGGAGGGAACTCACCCGCCTGACGAGGTTGACCACATTAACCGTGTGCGCCACGACAACTCTTGGGATAACTTGCGCCACGCTAGTCACTCTCTCAATCAAACCAATAAATCCCCCAACAAAAACAGTATAACTGGGATTAGGGGTGTTACTTACACAAAATTGGGCTATGCCGTCCACCTTAGATGCAAATATGTCGGCAGCAGCAGAGACTTTTTTGAAGCCTGCTGTCTTAGGAAATCTGCCGAACTGCTTTAACATAGTTTTAGCCCTTCTTTTTGTGCCTTTCGGCGTTATGAGTCATTACAGACCCTTATGTGAATATAGATACTTCATAATCCTGATGGATATCTACCGCCATAAAGTCAATTAAGGCTTCT